TCATAGCCCTCGCCGAGCGGCACATCGGGAGACGCCCAATTGTCTCCGTCGACGCGTGTCCGCCGCACCCAGGAGATACTTTGATCGCCCTGTGTCGTTGTTTCGGCTTTCAGATGGCAGGGGCGTGAGCGGTCGCAGACCGATACCCGCAAACGCCCGCACTTCGTGGGTNTAGGTNGGATCCGAATAATCTCGTTGCGCCGGCCCAGTTCGATAATGGCGCGCCAGGTCGCGCGCCGACTCCACCAGATCAATCTGCAAGGGAAGGCCGTCCAGAACCACGACATAGCTTCCCGAGGGCCAGTGGTCCGGCATCAGCGCGTCCGTTCCGGCCTGTCCACGCAAGAGCCTCGTCAAATCATAGGTTTGCCCCCCAACCAGGTCCGCATTGGCAAACTGGAACACTTCCCAAACATCATCGGACCCCGATCCGATCGCCACCGTATTGGCCCCGTTCAGAACATCGTTTTTTGTGGAGGAGGCCAAGGCCCCGCCAAAAACCTTGACCCTCACGCCCGAACCATTGTCCCAGCGTCCGGACTTGGCCAGCGGCAGCGTCGTCTGCGTAACGCCAATAATCGACGCGTTCTCGATCAACCTGTTCAAGCGATACCCGCTGTCCGTTGGCGACGAGAAAACAGCCGCCGTGCCGGGCCATGGTGTCGCCGCCACCGCGATATGCGGCGCAATCGGGTTTTCGGTCCCGGTCAGCAAGGGTAAATCGAGAAACACGGGAAAAACCGGCATGGGAGGGATGAAATCCGAAACCGTCGCACTTTCGTCAACATCGTCCGTACCCGCATAGGCCGAGCGATCCACCCGAACCGCCTCCAACTGGCGCGCGCCGACGTCCTCGACCCGGTCGATGCGACAAATCAGGTCGCCCGTGTCATCCCGGATACATACGACGTCTCCCGCACCCAGCGCCATNTNCGAAGGTGGCAGGGCCAGGCTGACCGTTTCACGGGAAATCCTCGACTCCGCCAACCATCTCTCGGCGGTCCCGCGTGCTTGGCTCGCGGACATGACAACCGGTAATTCAGTCTCGCTGACGCTCAGTGCCGTCTGATCCGCGAATATGGCTTCGGCCGCGCGGGTATCGTAACTGCCTTCGGAATGAATATAACCGATCCTGACCAGCCCGGCGGTTTCTGCATCAGGCTGACGATTTGCCTCAAGCGCGCTCTCACTTTGGCCAGTCCAGACCATCTGTTCCTTGGTCAGCGTGGCCACCGGCTCGGCCGATCTGTTGAAGAACCCGAGCAAGCCGTCCTGTTCGACCGCTTCCACCCCGAACGCCATCATCAAGGGTTGCAAGGCAGACCGGCCCGAGCCGGTATCGCCCACTGAATACCCGGTGACGCTGCCGTGAAGCTTGCTCACATCCACCTCTGAAACGTTGCTGCGCTCGCAAATCTCGGCGATGACGTCGCCCAGCGACTGCGCGGCGATACGCCCGTTCAACCAGTGTCCCCGCGCGTAATTGGCGCCATCGGACCATAAGTCGAGGTTTGCCGGAAATTCCGGCCACGGGCGCGCGTCCCATGCCCAGACATGGGCGTGATCCATATCGACCATTGCGCCATTGTAAACGGAGGAAACCGGATTGTTCGCGCTGTCGTTCCAGTAGGCGCCGATCGCGCTCAGGTATCGAGACTGAATCTGATCGTCGCGTACACCGTTGGAATAATACGGTTTTTGCGACTCAGACGATTTGGCGTCCAGAAAGGCGTTCGGCTGGTTCGCGGCTTTGTCGATCGCCGCACACCCATATTCGGTGAACCAGACCGGTTTGCCCTGTGGCACCCATCCGGTGGGCCCGCTCTGACGGACACCGCCGATGCGATCGTGATGCGAAGACGCCCACCAGTTGCGAATGTCCTTGTAGCGGTAGACCCAGTGCTCGCCATGGGCCTCGTCGCTGATGGGCGTGCGGATCTGGTGATCGCGCGCGGCAGGACTGGCGTAATACCAGTCATACCCCTCGCCGCCCGCGACATTCCCCCTCAGGTATTCCAGGTCATAAGGCGAACCGACCGCGGCGTCCGCATGACCCTCCGCGTCCCTCCAGTCAGAAAGCGGCATGTAATTGTCGATGCCGACAAAGTCGATATTCGGATCCGACCAAAGCGCATCGAGATGAAAAAGAACGTCGTTCGATCCATCCTGCGGGTGATAGCCAAAATACTCCGACCAGTCCGCAGCGTAACCGATTTTCGTATCCGGTCCCAGGATCGCGCGAACGTCGCCCGCAAGTGCAATCAATGCGTCAACGGCCGGGAAACTGCCACTGCCCGCGCGGATTTGCGACAGGCTGCGCAGTTCAGAGCCGATGCAAAACGACTCAACGCCCCCGGCCAGCGCACAGAGATGCGCGTAATGCAGGATGAAACGTCGGTAGGACCACTCCGGCGGTCCGGAATATGAAACCGTGTCCGTCCCCTGGACAAAATCGCTGGCCTGGGCAGTACCGAAAAAGGCCGCGACTTCGGATTGTGCCGTCGCCGTCTGGTCTGAAGATCCGGTTTGACCGGGTGCGGTTTCAAGCGTGATACGGCCTCGCCACGGCATGACAGGTTGATCTGCGGCGTTGCTCCACGGATCGGCAAGGGCGTTGCCGGCCTGAATATCCATCAGCAGGAACGGATAAAACATCACTTCCAGGTTGTTGGCGCGAATGTCCTTGATCGCTTCGATGACCGAGGCATCCGTCTGCGTCCCGCCAAAGACCGGGCGTCCATCCAGCAGACTGACCATGCTTGCGGCGCTGCGCGAAACACCGCTGACCGACCACGCCATTCCGACCCCATCGACACTCTTTTGATCGACGCGCGGCATGACCTGACAGGTATTGCACCTCAAATCATCGCCGAACCACGAAACCACCAGAGAAACGGACCCGCATGACGGCAGATCCCCTCGCAAATCCTCCATCGAGGTCTGGAAATCTGTCAGCCCACTTGCCGAATTTACATTGGCCGAGCGGTTGTCGCCCGGGCCATAATTGAAATGAACCGGGGTCGTGGCCAGACCGTATTCGCCCGTCCCCGGAATGAGCGCGACACCCTTTATCGTCTGCGCGGGGCCGGTGTTCCCGCCAACGGGCTGGGCTTGCCGGAAGACTTCAAAACTGAACTGCGGGACACGATTTCCAAATGCAGCAAGGTTGAGGTCTTCCAGAACCACATATGCCGTGCCACGGAATGCGGGTGCCTGCCCGGCGCCTTCGACCGCCTCGATCTTGGGGTCGGCAATCTGGGACTCATCCCCCGGGTAGAAGCGGAAACTGANGTCCGTCTTGGCAACCCTCTGTCCATCGGCCCAAATACGACCAATGCGCGTAACAACCCCCTCGCCCACGGCAATGGCAAGGCTGACGGAATAGGAATNCCGGTGCTGCGCCTGCCCNCCTCCGGTNCCCTTGCCCGACCCTCCGCCGGACACGGTTTCCTCGCGAAAGCGAGACGCCCAGATAACCTGTCCACCGACACGAACACGCCCGAAGGTCTTGCCAATCGGTGCGCCCTCGCTCGCGCCGGACAAGTGAAACCGGTCGATTTTTCCGGTTGGAACACCTGCGGATCCCTGCCCCAGAATNCGCTGGTCGATCATGCGCCCAAACGTGGCCCCGACCGCGCGCCCCACGACCGCCGAGGTCAGACCCAGAACCGAGCCTCCCACGGCGCCACCAACCGAAGCACCGACCGCCGATAATACCCAATGTGGCCATCAGACCCTCCGATCCGGAAATGAAAAACAGGCAACGACCCGCCGCGCCCAGGGCGCGGACAGTGGGCTTTCAACCACGCCGTGTCGTGAATAAGCATGTACAAAGCTTGCGGCCGCACCGGTTTCAGCTGCGATCCCGATATGTTTTGCAACCGTGCCGGCACGCATGCGAAACAGCAGAACATCGCCGGCTCGGGTTTGATNGATCCTGCGCGTCAACAGGTGACGACNCGCGGCCNACCACAAGACCTCATGCCCGCCCGGTTCGGCCCAATCGCCGGTATAGGCCGGCAGGGATTCCGGTTCCGCGCCATAGATTTCACGCCAGATACCGCGCACCAGTCCCAGACAATCGGCCCCCGCGCCACGCAAGGATGCCTGATGCAGATAAGGGGTCCCGATCCAGGCACGCGCACGCGCGCGGACCTCATCACCAATCATCGCAACGATCCGCCGTCATTGAGCGCCGCGCGTGTGGGATAAGTCATGGCCCAGTCTTCGCCCGGAATGTCAGGAAACCCACGGAAATTCGGGAAATTGTGGAATTTCAGCCGACACGTTTCGGCGCGCCGGTCGCACCCGGCCTCCAACCGCACAAGATCGCCCGGTTGCGGCGAAACCGACAATTCCTGCCACAGTTCGATCTGCCGCACACCGCCCACCATGCGATCGCGGCGAACGATGCCAGCTAACCCCTTGGCCGGCCCGCTCAGCATCCTGAGGACGCCTTTGGCAAACCACCGTTCATCAAAGCTGGCGGTGTCCGAAAAGGAAAAATGCCCCTGTCGGTCAATCGCCCCCAACGTCAGTTCGGCGAAATACCCCGGCTGATCGATGACAAAGTCGCATTTCTGATCCCCCAGGACCGCGCTGCAGTTCTTGTGATAGGCGCGCCCGACCGGCTGGTTCAGGTTTTCGCTGAGACCACGCAATTCCGCCTCGAAAAAGGCCCCCGCGCGCCTGATCTCGCCGATCGTTCCGCGAAACTGCAATAAACGTTGTCCCGGATCGCTCCAATTGACAAGCCACGCAAGGATTTCGGCACCATCATAAGCGCCGGCGCGAATGTCGGCGTCGTCAAGTCCGAGATCGCTCAGGGCGCCAACGGCTGTGGAGTTATCGACACTCAACCCCGTCGTCTGATGCAGTGCCGCCGCATCAAGGCCGGTACTTGCGCGAAACACCGTTCCCCCGAACGTGATGTCCCGGTCATGGTCCGTGAACCCCAGAACGCCGCCGTCTGCTCGGTTCAAACGCCAGCATCTGCAAAGTTTCGTCGCCCCGATGGCCAGGTGCGCCGCAAGGGCGTCAGGTATGGTGCGCATCAGACGAGAACTTCGATAACGGGCACTGTCGGGATTTCCCCGGCCTCGAAACTGGCCAGCGACATTTCGATCCTGTCCGCATCAAATCGAACCGGAACATCGAATTCAAAGCCCGCGGTGATCAACGCGCCCTCGTCCGGCGCAACGGCAAACCGCAACAATCCCTTTGTGGTGTCCACGTCAAAATGAACGGTCTCAACCATCGCATCACCGGCAACGGCCGCCAGCACGGTCCCGGCAATGGGCTTGGTGATTGTTCTTGCGTATTCCTGCTCACCCGACCGATATGTCTTTTGCAGTTGAAATTCGGTTGCGATCCCGTCACCGATTGCAACTTTCTGATCTCCGCTGGCCGGATCCGCCGAGGGCGCACAGGATTTGTAATCCGTCCAGTCTTTCCAGCGAAACCCGTACAACTGCGCGTGTCGGGTTTCAAAAAACGAAATCAACGTTTCAATATCGTCAAGTGAGCGCATCCCGACACCGGCGTCATATCTGCGTCTTGAACCGGCCCAGGGGCTGTTTCGTTCCTCGAACCCATTGGCCAGAGTCACGATTTCAGTGCGACGCTCGGGCCCTCCGACCGAACCGAAGCTCAGATTTGCCGGAAACCTTATTTCATGAAAATTCATTGTCTTTCCCCTCAGTTATTTCGCGTCGCGCGTGCCATCGCGCGGCTGATCTGCGCGGCAATCTGCGTGCGCGATCGCCGGAAACCGTCGCTGTCCGGCGTTGAAATATTCATCGTGACATTGACCGCTCGACCAGCGACATGATTGCGAACGCCCAGCTTTCCGTCAGCACCACGCGCAAGCGGCATGATCGCCTCGGGTCCGGCNTCCCCCATCAGGCCCGACCCCGATCGCATCGGAAANCTCATGGCGCTCGAGACAATGCCGCCTTTCGCAAACGCGGTGACCTTGCCCTGCGAAAACGCAGCACCTTCGGCAAAGGGCAATATCCCTGAAACCATGTTCCGGACACCGCCGACAACGGCACCGGCCAGGGCATTCTGAACCGGGCGGAATGCCTGGGAAAAAACCGAACTGGCCATGCTGCGACCCAGTTGCGCCAGAACGTCGGACAGTTGCGCACCGTCAAAGACCAGCCCGTCAAACGCCTGCCGCAATCCCGACCCGAGCGAGCGCGTCAACCCTGAGACCTGTTGCCCTGCCGCAGACATCGTGGTTTCCATCGACTTCAGCTCAGCCTTGAAAGCCGCTGAAACGCTCTGTGCGCCTTCAAGCGAGCTTTCGATATCGCTGATCTGCCCGTCCAGCGCTTCCAGTTCAGAAATCAGGTCCGTCATATCTCGTCCTTTTCAGAAACCTCAGTATTGTCGGGGAAGCGGGCGCTCAAAGACGCCAGTCCATCGCGGCTCAGCGTCGCGTTTCCGCCGTTCTCCATTCCAAGCATCAAGAGCAATTCCACCGGCGTCAGCGCCCAGAATTCATCGGGACGCAATCTCAGATGCTGCAACCCCGCCCGCATCATCGCGGGCCAGTCAAACGTCTTCATCCACCAACGCAAATGAAACCGCCAAGAGGCGCGCAGCAACGCGCGCAGCGCCAACCGCGCCACCTTCAACCTCGGCTTGACCGAGGTCAGGGACATCGCCGCGCCAACCTCCGCCTTTCAGTCCGGCACAGAGCAAACGCATGACGTCACCTGTCGAAAACGCGCCGTTTTCAAACCGTTCGACCACCGCAAGCATCGACTTGACCCCAAGCTCCTGTTCAAGCTCAGCCAGTGCGCCCAGTGTCAGGCGCAAGTCATGCGCCTGACCGTCAAGGACCAGCGAAACCTCGCCGCGATAAGGGTTTGCCATCAGTTGGCCGTGAACGTCAGCTGGCCCGCCGAGGCAAGCGCCAGGTCATAGCTGGCCTCGCCGTCATGAGAACCCGCATATTCGATCGACGTGATCTGAAATGGGCCCTCCACGATCCCGAAATTGGGAATGACAACCTGGAAATCCGGCACCTCGCCGTCAAAGAATATCTGACGCGCCCGCTCGTCGGTGGCGTCGTCGCGAAACACGCCCGATCCGCTGATCGCGGCCGAGCGCACCCCCGCACCCGCCAGCAACTCGCGCCAGCCACCCGAGCTTTCCAGCGTCGTCACATCGACAGTTTCCGCGTTAAAGCTGATCCGCGTGGCCCTGAGGCCCGCCACGGTGGTAAAGGCGCCCGACCCGGTCAGGTCGATCTTTATCAGCAGATCCTTGCCTTTCTGAGCAACCATAATCTTTCCTTTTCAAATGAGTTTGTTAGATATCTTCAACGCAGGCACGGAATTTCAGATCGATGCGCCGCCCGTCCGGCGCCTTGCCGCGCCGTGCCTGCGCGCGCAAAAACCCAATTCCGACCAGGGTCCCCCGCGTCAACGTCAGATTGGCATCCACCAGCGTGTCACATATCGCCGCAGCCGTGGCCTTTGCCTCCGAAAAACCTGCGGCGTCGGACAAGACACTGATCGTCAGGTCATGCTGCGCGCCGTGTGCCGAGACGTCCGACCTGTCCCGAACGTCCTCATGCCCGATGACGATATATGTTTGGGGCAAAACCCCCGTCGGGGTCGCGTCAAAAACGTTCGAACCGATGAGGGCCGCGATGGCCGCGTCAGCGCTGAGGCGTCCAAAGACCGCCGATTGCAGCGCGCCAGAGACGGCGTAGGTCATGACGGGATCTCCTCGTCAGCGAAACACGTCAGGAACAGCCCCGCCCGGTCGTGTTCCGATACCGCCCTTATCAGAAATCGACGGGGCCCTTCGGTAAACCTTTGCCCCGGTTGGGGTCGCGACGGTGATCCAACCGGCGTTGCGCGAACGACAATGCGCATATGTACCTCCGAGAGAGTCGCGGCGGCGGCGGGTCTTTCGCGACCCGTTCTGCTCTGAACATCCGCCCACACGGTCCCAAGTGCGGTCCATGTCTCGGCGTGGCCACCGGCGCTGTCGGGCTGTCGGGTCGGGGTTTCCAATACCAGCTTGCGCCCCAAAATGAACCGGCGCCATCATCGCCCACCCCCCATCACCCGCACCGTCCGGTGCGTTTCGATCAGCGCCATCACGCCAAACGGCATCAGGCTTTTCACGCCCGCCTTCCCCATGCCGGTTTTCGTAATAATGCGCCGCCAGCAGAAAGACCGCCTGCGCCAGGTCCACCGGAACGTCNGACCAGGCCGGGCCAAACCCCGCATCGAATTCGATATTGGCAACCCCCGCTGCGGGGTATCGCCGGCAAATGGGTTCTCCGCGCGACCAGACGCGGGCGCTGGCTATCCTTTTCCAGAACATACAAACCCGGATCCGCCACCGTTTCGACCCCGGCAACGTCCGTGACCTTGACCGCGGTGATTTGCGAGATGGGGGCGATTGGCAAACCCTGGCTGCACGACTCGCGCCAGGCCGTTAGTTGCCACGAAAAACTTCTCGTTATCAACGCCTTGCCAATCCGCGCCTCGATCGCGGCGATGGCCGCGCGCAAATAGATCTCCAGCACCTGATCTTGCGAGCCGTCGTCCGCAAACCCGGTGCCAAGATGCAAATGAGCGGAAACCTCGGCAACCGGCATCGCGCTTGTTGGAATTGAGCTCAGTTCCACTAACAACATGTTTATCTTCTCCAATTAGTCCCATCCGGCAGCGTGTCATGACAATCGCGCACGCGTTCGCATCGCTCGGACGGAGGGGGAGCAGCTGGACGACGCGAACGCGCGCGCAAAGACCCCCCGGCCTTTCGGCCGGAAGATCATCACGTCAATCTTCGGGGCGAACCCCTTAGCTCAACGAGAATTTCAAAAGCTTGATCGCCGAGAAATCGCTGACGTCGCCGCCCACACGTTTCGTCGCGTAGAACAGCACGTTGGGTTTGGCGCTGAACGGATCGCGCAGAATGCGAAGATCCGGACGCTCCGCAACCGTGTAACCGGCCGAGAAGTCGCCAAAGGCAATCGCCGTGGAATCCAGTGCGATGTCGGGCATATCTTCGGCAATCAGTACCGGATACCCCATCAACCGCGCCGGTTCACTTGCGGCAAGGCCGTCCGACCACAGGAACCGCCCGTCGACATCCTTCATCTTGCGTACAGCACCCGCGGTCTTGGAATTCATCACGAACGTCGCCTTGGCGCGGTAGCGTGCGCCAAGAGCGTAAACCAAATCGACAATCGCGTCCGCCTGGTTGATCGCGTCAAAATCCCCGGCAGCACCCGTCGCCACATACCCGATGTTGTTCCAGCTCCAGATTGCGTCGGCGACCGCCGGATAGCTCAGGAAACCGGTCGGCTTGTCGATGCCGTCGCCCGAAATAAACGCCCCGCCTTCGGCGCGCGAAAATTTGTCGGCGATACGCTCGGCCAGCCAGCCCTCGACATCGAACGCGCTGTCATCCAGCAAGCGTTGCGAGGCCTTGGGCAAGGCAGAAAGCTCATGCAGGGGAATGGTGATCCGGTCGACCTGCGGCGTCGCGGTTTCCGTGGACGCCGCCGTTTCCGAGGCCCAGCCAGCGCCGATATCGGTATGGTCCACCAAAACATCATAGGCCGTGGCCTCGACGTTCACCACGTTGGCAATCGAACGGATGGACGAGGCATCCCGCAACACACCGGCGATATTGCTGGCTGTTTCCGGATCAACCAGATAACCGCCATCGGCCGCGACAGACGTCGACAACGCCTTTTCGTCAAGCGTCAGCCCCCGCAGGGCTTCGTCGTCGCCCGAACGCAGATAGGCCGCGAACGCCTTTTGATGCGGGGCTTCGCCAGAGGCCTCGCGAGAAAGGGCCGGGCGGTGAGAATGTGCCATTGTTTTTCGATCAATCATGGATAAACGATCTTCCTGTTTTTGAATGCGCGACTTAATGTCGACCTGAAATGTGTTGAAATCACTCAGAAATCCAGCCAAGGCAGTTTTCACCTCCATAGCCGGATTGGTCCCGGCGACCGGGGGGTGCCCGGTCGCTTTGATCAGGGATTTGCTCATCAATTCTACCTCGAATTTCGATGAAAACTACTGCTGGCCGAATTCTGCCAACATCAAACTGGCTTCGGCAAACGCGTCGGCCATCTCCTGCACGAGATCCCCGGCCCCGGCCTCAGCCTTGCCTTGAACCCGCGCCTCCGGAAGCATGGGAAACGTCACGAGTGAGATTTCCCACAAATCCAGCTCATGCAGAAGCCGTCGGCCCCGTGCATTCTTTTCCGCTTTCAATGTGCGGTATCCTATCGACAATCCATCGATTGCCCCGGCTCCGATCAGCGCAATCGCCTCGGCGCCTTTCTGTACATCCTTGATCAGATGCCCGCGGACGAACAAGCCCTTGTCGTCTTCGCGCACTTCGTCCCAGATACCGATCGGTTCGCGCGGGTCATGTTGCCAAAGCATCTTGATGCGACGCCCCTTGCCGGACATTGCCTTCAGCGACGCCTGATACGCGCCCTTCTGAACCTCGTCGCCGCCCTGATCCAGCGCCCCGAAAACCGAGGCATAGCCCGAAATCTCGCCGCTCTTCTGGAGGTCGATACCTTCGTCGAACCGACAGAACTTGGTCTCAAAGTCAAATTGGGTTTCCCCGTAATACATGTCTCTTTCCTTCATTTGGGTGGAAAATCGACCATCGCCAGCAACGCTTGCGTCAGGATGAAACCCGCCACGCCGTAAACCGCCAGCCAAAGCCGCCTCTCCAGGCGTTCCAACATCTTTTCAATCGTCAGGAGACGACGTTCCAGACCGCTCCAACGCTCGTCCGTGACGCGTTCGTTGGCCTCGATTCTTGCCTGCGCGGCGTCAAAGGGTTCGTAAAGAAAACGCGAACCGCCAGCGTTTTTTCGATCAGCCATCTGCCAGCTTCGGCAGCCCCAAAAGCACCCGTTTCTCACCATCGCTCAGGAAATCCGCCTGTGCGACNCGGCGCCATTGCGCCTCGCGCTCAGCAGAAAGGGCCGGCACCCCGTCCAGGTCGGTGGCAATTCTTGCGCTTTCGCCCATGTGATCCGCCAGCCAGTTGGAGACAGAAGCAAGAACCTTTGCCACCAGTGGCAAAACCGTCAGACGGTAAAACGCCCGGTGGGCTTCCTGGTAATTGGCATATGTCGCGTCCCCCGGCAGCCCCAGCAACATCGGCGGGACACCGAATGCCAGCGCAATCTCGCGCGCAGCACTTTCCTTGGTCTTCTGGAACTCCATGTCAGAAGGGCTGAAACCCATCGGTTTCCAGTCAAGCCCGCCCTCCAGCAGCATTGGCCTGCCGGCATTGACCGCCCCCTGATGATAGCTTTCCATTTCGTCCTGTAGCCGCGCATATTGGTCGCTGCCCAACTGGCCCTGCCCGTCAACGCCTTTATAAACGATCGCACCCGACGGCCGCGCAGCGTTGTCCAGCAACGATTTCGACCAGCGCGAGGCCGCGTTATGCACGTCCAGCGCCGCCGCTGCCGCCTGCATTGGGGACAAGCCGTAATGATCGTCCTGCGGGTGAAAACTGCGGATATGGCAGATGGGCGTCGCCCCGTTCGTCATATCAAACCGATGCTTGCGGGCACCGACCTTGTATTCAAAGGCAATCGGCCAGCCATCCTGTCCCGGCACCATCTGCATCCTGTCGGACCGCAAGACATGCAGTTCAAGGGGCGCACCGCCCGCGTCACTGACAACTTCGAGATACGCGTTTCCCGTCAGCATCAATTGCCCATAAAGGTTTTCCAGCAAATCCGCGCGTCCCTGCCCTGCATTCGGGCGCGCCAGAAGCGCCAGCAAAGGGTGCGCTTCATAACGCCGTTCGTCATCCTGAGCGACCAGCGGCAACGAGGCCGCCGCCTCCGCAATCATCTTGACGCAGCGAAACCCGACTGGATTTCCGCTGAACCCGGTTTTGGTCAGCGAAACCGTGTCGCGCGCAGACCACGCGACACGGCCCGTGCCGTGAAATGCAATCACCGGGCCGGTCGCCGAGGTTTTCACCTCGTCCGGCGCCTTTCTGAAAAAATTCAAACCCATCAATTCCGCTCCATTATTTTCTGATCATCTGACGTTTTGCTGAATGCCGTTCGGTTGGCGCCGTCACCTAAAGCCCGCGCAACCGGGGCGCGCGAAACCTGGCCGCCGGGTCAATCATGAGATCGCTCAGCGCCCAGACCAGCGCATCCACGCGGTCCGGGCTGCCGCGCCCTGTAAAACCGCGGGTCGTCATTTCCGCCATCTGGCTTTCAAGCTTTCCCAGCCCGCGGGCATGTTTGATCCGGCCCTGCTCATAAAGGGCGGCCACCGGCTCGGCGCGCGCGGACTTGCCTCTTGTCGCGCGGACGCTTCGATAAGGAACCAGCGGGTCGTTTTGCCTGATGACGGCCTCGACCAGATCGCCGCCCTGGTTGATCTCGGCCACGATCCGGTCCGCATCATGCGTGTGAAACGCCTCGATCGCGGCCCGGGCCCAGGCCTGCGGCGACGCCGCCTCCTGTGTCAGGTCCGCCAGAACATAAGCGCGCCAGTTCGTCGGCGGCCCGGATGTCATCGCGCCGGCAACAACGATACCGCAGGCGTCCGCGTTCGTTCCCCCGGTTACCGCGGGGTCAACGGCAACCACGATCCTGTCCAGAACCGGTATATTGTCAGACCAGATATTCGCGAGCACATCAGCGGACCAGAGCGCGCCTTCGGTTTCGGTCAACAACTCGCCTTCAAGCTCCTGACGCCCCAGTCGCGTGCCGCCATATTTTTGGGTCACTTCGCGCAAAAAGGATTTCGCCAGATTCGCCCTGTTTGCGGATGTGGGCGCCGACGTGGAAACCGTGCTCGTGTTCTTCAGGATTTCGCGCAGCACGGCCGTGTTTTGCGGCGTGGTGGTGACCACCTGACGCGGATGCGTGCCGAGTCGCAGCCCAAACTGCAACATGTCCCAGGTATCGCGCCCCTTTTTCCATTTGGCCAGTTCATCGACCCAGGCTGCGTCGAACTGCGGTCCGCGCAGGCTTTCAGGATCGTGCGCAGAGAAAAGTTGCGCCACGGCCCCGTTGGGCCAGACCACCCGTTTGCGCGTAGCTTCCCACTTTGGGCGGCGATCCGGCGGGACACAGTTCATCAGGCCGCTTTCGCCAAAAACCATGACTTCCCGCACCTGATCCAACGTTTCGCCCACCAGCGCCACGCGCCGCGCGATCCCTTTGTCCAAAGGTTTGTCACCTTCAACCTGTTGACGCACCCATTCCGCCCCCGCGCGGGTCTTTCCCGCACCGCGCCCCCCCAGAATGACCCAGGTTTTCCAATCCCCGTCCGGCGCCAGTTGATGTGGCATCGCCCACAAATCAAAGAGATAAGGCAGCGCAAGCATCGCATTTTCGCTCAACCCGTTCAGGAATGCTTCACGTGTTTCCGGCGTCGCGGAGGCAAGCAATCCGGCGCCCGACCTCAGAGCGCGCGGCCCCAAGGTCGATGGCGTAACCTTCAACGATTCCAGCTCTCTCGCGGTCACGTTTTTCAAGCTCAACCTCCCTTTCATGGACATTCAGGTATGATCGCCAATGAGTCTGCACAGCGCTCGAAAACGCCCGCATTTCCTTGTCATCACTTTGGTTAATTCTTTGCAGCGCAGTCTCGAGCGCCTCGGTTATTTCGGCGTAATGGCGCCTTGCGCTCCGAAGTAATGCCTCGGATCGCGATCCCTCCTGGGATGGAATTGATGTCATGTATTCTAGTGCCTACTCATGCTCCGCACGAGACAAACGGAAAAGGCGACGCCTCAATGTCGAAGTGTCGCCCGCCCATTTCTTCCAGCTTGCCTGTAGGTATACCCACGAGCGTTCGTAATGTCAATTACTTTCTTTCAGGTTGTGCAAAATTTCTCGCTGAAAAACCCCTAAGCCATTGTTTTTTCTACGAACTATC